ACGTGCGCTCTCGAATAGCGTCAAACCGCACCCGGAGCGTCATGTTGTAGATGCTGACCGCGGTGGCGATGTCGTCTAATGTGCCGCCGTAAAGTTGCCGCGAGGACACTTCTCCAGACAACTCATTAAAGATAAGCGACAACCCGCGGCTTAGGGCATTACTCAATGCCTCAAAGCCAATCGGGTTAAACCGATAACTGTTTTCAACAAGCCGGCCGTCACCCGCCAGCGTCAGTTGGGCCTCGTCAACGACGGGCACGCACTCGGTATGCGCTGAGCGGTTGGCCAAATAGGCACGGCACTCTTCCATCTGCGCCGAACTAAACGTGAACGCGGGCACAGGCGCAAAAATACTACGCGTATGCTGCGGCACATAGAACGACACGACTCAACCCCACCAAGAGTTACCAAGGCTCTGGCACATTGCTGAAAGCGGTTCGATTATAATCGGCGAACCTTCGGACACAATGACTAACTGTGACGCCGTGGGTTCTGTTCTCAGGGTGTGAGCGCAGAACATTGTCCGCACAACCGGGAATACAAAAGCGAACGGTACTTTCTCGTCAATTTCTTGCCGGTGCAGGTTTTTAACGACGGCTTTAAACAACCGGTTTTTCATCGCCGGTTTCAGGATCTCAGCGAGCGTGAGTTCGTGCAGCCGAGGTATTCGCCGGCCGCAGAGCCATCCGGGAAAACTACCGAAAGTGTTAAACCACTGGAAACTGAGCCGAGGCTGACCAGTCATGTCTTTGCACTCGTTGACCAGTTTGCCCATAGAAACGATCTTGACGCCGCATTCACGGAACACGCGCCGCACAATCCGATCTTCGTACGCGAGTTGACGCTGCTCCCGGAGGCTTTCTAGGTATTCTCCGTTATCGTTAGAGCCGAACACGTTGTTAAAGAACTGGTCGTTATCGGCCATGTGTGTTCCCTGCCGTACGCGCAGCCTCTTCAATCAAAGCGTCGTACTGTTTATGCAGCGCGGTGTACGCCGTAAACAGATCGTCAAACTTCTTCTTGTAGAACTTGGCAAGAGTATCGAGTCGCTCAATCTCGTCCACCCCGTCGAGCAGGGAGTCGGAAATGCCCAGACCACCAGCGCGTTTTGCTTCCTTGGCCACTTCCAGCATGTCGATGACGACCGGATTGGCGTCCAGAGCGTCAGCCATTGAGTTAACTTCACGTTTGACCATTAGGCGTCTCTTTCTTGATACGTGCGTCGAGCGCCCTGACCGCGGCGGTTAGATAGCCAACGCGCTCGTGCTTAACAAAAGAACCGTCACCAATTGGGTGCGCTTCGTAAATTGTCTCAACGCCGCATTCTGGGTAGTCGGCCCGGAACCAACCGTGCCGGAGCCGAAGGTAACCGACTTTCGTGTTATTGCTGTCAAAGACGTCGTACTGCTCGGGGCAAGCCGGGCACGTACAGAACAACCTATAGCCGTCAATAATGGCGTCAGCCGGCCAGTCGTCTGCCGATTGGAGTTCCTCTAAATCCGTCAGTGCTTGCAGCGCTTTTTCGCGTGCTTCTTTGTCTGTCATTTTTTCTCCTAAGTCACTTTGGCCGCTGTTGCGTCAACTGGTGAAACAACGGAATGCTGCAACGTAGTAAAAATCTTTGAGCGCGCAACATTGCTGTTACGGCGCGGGGATTCGTTGAACAACCGCTCCCGCATTTCTGATGTCTCTGGAAGCGTTAAAAATCCGATATGAAAAGTAGCCGTAGCCACAAACTCAGACGAGTCAGCGGTCTGCAACTGCGGAGAAAAAACCTCTATGTAGCAGTTGAGCATATACCGCAACCAGACTTGCATGCTCAGATCGTAGTCCAGATCGCGAGGATTTGCTTTTTTCAGCCGCCGCAGTTTGGCGACATACAACCCTACAAGACTTTGCGCATCCGCTCGCGATATATTTATGTCAAACCGATCGCAAATATACTGCTGCATACTATCTGTAGCCAGTTCTACCTGCGTAGGTATGTTTATCGTCGGCCACTCTGCTTCCATTTACTCCACCTGCCCAAGCGGGTCATAATCGTTCGGGATAAGGCTGGTTGCCACGCTGGACGCCGCCATGAGTTCGGGGACGTCGGTCATCTCGTTCTTCTTGAGTTCCTCCACGACTTGCTCCCGGTACTTACGCGCCGGATCGCAGAAGGCGTACTCATTAACACCAAGCAGGCCGTTTAATACACCGACAACCTTGGGATTTGACTCCAAGATCATTGAGGCTTCCACCTCGGTGACCGCGTCCGACTTCGAGATACCGAGAGCCTCTGAATATACGAGCGGCGTGTCGGAGTTCTTGGTGCCGTGCTTGTACTCAAGGTCGCACACCTGCTTAACCAGTCCGGGAAGTCTTGGGTCTGTGCCGGGCTGGGGCTTTTTATCTGCGGCTTGCAGATCCATAAGCAGGCGGATTGTAGCCGTGTGCCAATCCCAGTAATGGCACTGTTGATTTCGGTAAGTTTCATTGCCGTTGGCATCCTTTGTTGAAATGATTTCGTTGTACCACAGCAAATTGACAACAATGCGGCGATTAGGCGCGCCGAGGTTGTTTTTGGTGGCAACCATACGAACAGCCTGACCTTCGGCCCTGCCAGACACGATGTTCTTACTCGACGCCTTGGCCATGTCGATGATCAGCGTCGGGTAATAGTCCAGCGAAGCGCCGCCGGGGGCATACTTCTTCGGCGGGCCGAAGCCCATCGAGTTAATCTCTTCCTTGAGATGGTTTGTGGCCACGAAGGCGATCGGATAATGCCTGAGCGTCGGCACCAGCGCCGTCCGCATAAAGTCAGACAGGTTTCGGGCCAAGTACGGATGGCCCGCGGCGGCGTGTCCTTCGTCAGCCACTTTTTCTACACGCCGGTCGACTTCGACAGCCGAGATAGAATCCACGCCGATGCAAATTGGAATAGACTTATCAGATGAGTCGATGGACTTGTGCACCATCTGGCAAAAGCCCATGTACTTCTTCTGCCACTCTTCGACGCTCGCTGCCGTCGTAATCTTAGTTCGGGCGATGTGCTGCTGGTTGTGCATCAGCATGCCCGCCATCATGCTCGGAGAGCCTTTGTTCTCGGTGTCGATCAGGATGGCTGCGCCGCCATACACATGGAACCAGCGCATGATCTCCAGCAGCAGGGCCGACTTACCAGCGCTAAACTCGCCACGCAGTTGCGTGAAGCGAGACAGCGGAAAGATGTTGGCCTGCAGCAGATACCGCGCCGACAACGCGGGCAACGGCAACCCAAGCAACGGATCGTTGTCTTCAGCCGTGGCTTTTAAGACCTCGGTAATGACAGGATGTTCGCCGTTCTTGGCGTGGATGTCGACTTCTTCTTCTTTACGCTTCCTGCCCATGATGTCTTTCTGTGATTAAAGATTCAAATTTTCGGCAAAATTGTGTCTAACGCCTCGTCCTCTAACGTACGCAATTCAATGTTCACGCCCATTTCTTGCTGGATCTTCTTTACTGTCATATGGGCGCCCGTGGAAAAAGAACGGGCCACGAGGCGGCCGTTGGTTTTGTTTGCGGCGTCACACATAAACATGTAGTAAAGCGTCTGAAAAGCATCAAGTCCGTCTGCTTCTTCTGCCTTCAATTCAATTACAAGACCTTGCTTCTCGGCTTTGTCAGTGAAGTACAGAATGTCTATGTATCCGCCAGCACCGCCCACAGGGTACTCGCGTTCAGCGGACGGATTTGTGCTGGCGCCGGGGGCGCGGATTGCTAGACGGCGAGCGTACTCATCAGAAATTTGTTTTTCTGTTAATGCGTCTTTGTCGTGCTTATTTGCCCAACTGGCGATTAAGGGTTGAATAATCTCGTATATCTTGGCGCGCGCTGCTTGCCAGTTACCGTCATCCCAAATACCGTTTTTCTCGTGCGTCGTAGAAAAACCGCTGATTAACGTGATAGTGCCGGTGTAAGGCACCCACATATTGGACTGCGCGTTCCCGGAAAAAGCGTCGATGCCCAAGGTAGCGATAACTTTTCCGTGCATAACAACCGCGATTTTTCGATTGAACTGATGGCACGGATGGCGGGGTGAAGGCGGCTCGTGGCCCGCACCGATATATTCGTTTTCTTGTGCGGCCAGACCAAAATCGAGGTGCAGTTGCCACGGTAACCCGTCAACCTCAGACGCGGCGCCGCGGATTAAGCGCTGATCTATTACAGGACGCCCAAAATCTCTGTATACAGGGCGTATTGGTTTAATATCCCAAGAGGTTTTTTCGTCCAGCAGTGTGCCGTCGCGGTTGCAAAGCCGCAATTTAATTGTCAACTTGTTGCCTTCAACATTTTCGCCGGCCAACGCCCGCGAATATTTGAAGCCAAGTTGCTCGACAACGTGTGTCGAATAATCTTGACGCCGAGAGTAGACGCCAGACTCAGTTAGACCCTCGATGTAAAATTCAGTGCCGTGCTCTTTTGGCCCAAATGTCGCGCAATCGTATTCAACCGGAATTTGCCCGAAAGGCCGCGATGGATCTTTGTGATCACAGTAAGCAAACCTGTAACCGTGCGGCTCATCTGCTGTTTTAGTTGCAATGTACCGCAAAGAATCCGCACTTTTACAAATCATGATTAACATGGTTTTCATTCCCATGCCATGCTCGTGCAAACTTGTAGATGTAGGACAAGACAATTCACCCATCGCTAGGCATTGCTCAAGCCGCTCCAGTTGCATACCCGTAGCATTATCACGAATGCGTAACCACGCGGTAGCCAGATCCAAGACACCAGAAACCCAGTCACCGCCAATGGATATCTCAATGGTGGCGTTGCCACATTTTGGCATCTCAGCGACAACATTGTCGATCGCCTCAGCGAGCGTGTCTGTGCGTTTACGCGATGTGCGGCTATATCGCTCCCAGCATTTAGGCCAACCGCGCACAAGTTCGTACGCGGCCATAATGTTTAGTGTTTTAACCACGCCGGTCTTTTCGAGAGCGGCATCAATTTTTTGATCAGCAGCACTATCAGCGCGCGCGCTGTCATGCAAATTAAAAAGTGCCGTCGTCATATATTGCGTCCTTGAGTAAAAATAAACAAACGGAATAAAAAGAAACCCCCGCCGCGAAGCCCCTACAACCACTGCAGGTAGCCACAAGGACTTCGCGACGGGTGGTTATTCAGCGCTTGCCCGCTGACGCCCGAGCCCGAGCCTTCGCCAGAATATCGGCGGAACTCGACTTGGGCGCAGCCGCAGGCGCAGCGCTGTGTGCCGATGGCGGGGGAGGAGGTACGGTTGCAGCACCCGGCGGAACGGAGTCCACCGCGGCAGCAAACATATCAACTACACCGGCAGCATCCTCAGCGGAGAGTTCCGCTGGGGTTTCCCACGGCGCCGGAGCAGCCGCAGGACGAGAAGCAACAGGAGCGACCGGCGCAGCGGCTCGCGGGGCTGCCGGAGCGGCCACCGGGATATCGCTGTCATCGTCGTCCGACATCATGGAAACCGTCGTGGTGTTCCGCGGGACGTGCCGCAGATACTCCGGATGTTCACGCCATGCGAAGTCCAGCGCTTCCTTCGGAAACACAGGGGCCAGCATTTCGGCCTGCTCTTCGTACGTCGGAACCCACAGATAGTCATCCCACGTTTGCGTCTCAGCCACAATGCGCTCAGCGTACGGCTCAAGAGAAACCTCTTGATTCATGTACGTGCTGTGGATGATGGCGAAGTGCGACAGATCCATCTTTGAATGCGGGTAGCCAACAATGAACTGCGCGTTCTTGTCGGAACTCCGCACGTACTTCGGGCACTGGAACGTGGCAGGACCAGCAACGCTGTGTCCGACCAGATTCTGACCGCCGCTGGCGTAGCCGTTCGGGATGAACGTTACGAGTTGCGACGGGCCGAAAGACACCATATCGCCGACCATGAAATCGCCGGCTTCGTTCTGCACCCGGATCGCAGAGAGCAGCGCTTGCGCGGCGCTCTTCTTGAGTCCGATGATGCGGGCGTTCCGGTCTCGGTCGTCTGTAAACGCGCCGAGCGTGATCTGACCAGCGTCGTCGATATACGCGCTGCTGGCAGAAATGAACAACGTTTCTTCGGGCTTCTTAAGCGAACCGATGTGCGAGTTACGCGTGAACTGGTTCGAGAGAAGTTCCGAGAACAACTTACCGATACCCGGAGTTTCCTTGTTATCCCACGCAGCCTTCCGCAACACGTGCAGAGGGCTTTCGTAGAGATTGACTTCCGGATTACCGTCGTGCACTATGAAACACAGGCCGGGATTACCGACCCAGTGGGCGCAGTGCACGAGCCTGCACCAGTCACCTGACGAGTTGCCGTCCTGACCTTCGCGGAAATTGGCGAAGTTGCCGGGGGTCTCGTAGATGGGAAGAAGACGGAAGCAAAGACCGTTGTTGGTCAGTTCCTGTCCGGAAGCAATAAAGACGTTATTTTGCTTCCCGTAAGCGTAGCGACTCTTTTTCCGGTTTCCTCCGCCGCCCAACGAGATGTTGTTGGCCTTGCGGAAATCGGGATCAAGTGCCGCCAGATTCTGAGCACTGTAGCGTGGCATAATAGCCTTTCTAATTGTAAAAACTGTCGAACCCCATTGCTCGACTCATGTGTCCCGGATTCTACCCGGGAATTCCAAAAAGTCCAGCCCCTAGTCGTCTTCGAACCAGCCCATCCCTAAGTCCTTTGCCTGACTGGGTTTGAGTTTCTCTCCCCAGTGGACAAAGAGATCTCGGCTCATGCCAAAATGGTACGGACCGCGGTTCTGCATGAGCGAGCCATCCAGCCGACGAGGATAGAACGGCAAGCGATCTATCATGCAGGCTGGAATGACTTCCTTGTAAATGCGCTCCGCGTGTTCAAAAGGAGCAATTAACACAATCGCGTCGTGGATCTGTAACGCGATCTTATAGTCCAGTTCCGGATGCTCTTCCCGATAGCGCTGAAAATTAAGCAGCGCAATCGAGACAGCGTCAGCAACACCGCCTTGAATCGGAAAGTTCTGGGCTTGCCGTTCTTGCTCGGCAATCACCACGCGATCCTTGGTCTTCCCGAATCGACGAAAACGGCCGTAGGGCCCCACCAGCCAACCCGGAGTTTGCGAACGTTCCCGGCACGCAGCCAGAAAGTCCTGTGTCTTCGGATACGAATCGAAGTATGCGTCGATCATCGCCTCGCATTCTTCCGGCGTCACGGCTTCGCCTTCTTCTTTGCATTGACGCGCGATGGCTTCCGGGCCGCGGCCGTACGGAATACCAAAGTTCACGTTTTTGGCGGCAACGCGCAGCCCGCCTTTACCGACTGAGACTAAGCCCTTCTTCGTGGCTGGGACGCCGCGAATATTGAACGTCTTCACAGCCTGCTCAGAATGGATGTCGTAATGATCGGGATGAGACGACGGCAGAATATTCCGCCGCACATGATCAATCATGTTGTCGTCTTGAGCCAGCCACGCCAGCACAGCCAATTCAGCGCCCGTCAAGTCAGTCTCTATTCCGACACAGCCTTCCGGCACTCGGAGCACCGACCGCACGGGGTGCTTGTATTTAGCCCCGAGGATTCGACTGTAGTCGTCTTCGCGGCGGGAACTGAGATTCTGCAGGGGCGGTCGTGAACTACTGGCGCGCCCTGTTTCCTTCGTCTGGAAAAAATGCGTGCGAACCTTGCCGTCGACATGGACGCACCCAACAAGACCCTTCTCGTACGTGTAATTGCCGTTCTCGTCCGTTTCAAAGTCGCCCTCCTCGTTGGCGGCAGGTTTTCGCAGCACGGACTGTAAAACCTGACTTGTGAACTTGTAGTCGCGAATCTTGGCGGCGGTGGGATTCACGTGCCCAAGAATGCCAAGACTCTCCTTATCGGTACTGGGCACAGCGGTTTTGATGTCGCCGCCCCGAGAGGTGATCTCGTGCCACAGTGTCGGCCGCTTACCCGTGGTTTTAATTGGCTTCATGTCGAGCAGTTTGGCTTCTTCCGGCACGGTAGGCGCATTAGTGTAGCGCGCGCCAAAACTGCGGCCGAACAGCGCCACGGCTAATTGCGGCTGCGACTTGGGATTAAAATCCCGCCAATTAAGTTCTTTTCGGATTTCTTCTAACAGCCGGTCCTGCGTGTTCATAAACAGCGTGGTCAACTCGTCTGCGCGGTCGCGGTCGATCACCATGCCGGTCATTTCCATTTCCAAAAACGCCAATGACGCGCTGTGGGCTATCCAATATGGCCCCCAGCAGTCTTGATCATTGTTGTCTTTAGCAAGCATGCCATCAGTGCCGTTTGTGCCGTAGAACTTCATCATGATCCGGCGGGTAACGTCGGCGTCATACGAGGCATACGGATGCAAGATATACCCGGGGCAATTGCCGTAGCCGCCGGAACTCTTAGTGGCTTTTTTCCATTTATCGAGGTCTTCCCAGTACGTAGGCGCCGTCGTAAAACGCATCGAGCAGTCATCGAGGCCGTACCGCGCGCATTCGTTTAACGCGTGGTACATCAGACTGGTGTCCCAACCGCCGTGCGTTCTGTCATGCACGTCGCGGGCTGGGGCGTACTCAGGTCGAGCGTCTACGCCAAAATGAATTAGCCACGGCAAGTCAGCCCGCAAGAAGTGCCCGCCGACGCGTACATGCCGTTCTGCGGTGCTCTTTAAAAGCCGGTTTAATTCCCGCCGGACTGTGTCTAAGTCTGGCTGGAACGCCTCTTCGCCGCCTTGATGGCGCAGCACGATTGTCCGGGCCCACTTGTCTTTGTTGGATATCTGAATAGTGCGCAGATACGCCCCGGGTTCCTGCGGATACTCGCCGTGCCATTCGCAGTCGACGGCGATGAGGGTTGCGTTCGGGTCAGGATCGCTGATCATCTCGTCAATGACTTCTTTCAAAGCCTCGGCTGTATAGATCTCAGCGTGGTCGACTTCTTCGTCCCGTATCTGGTCTTTGATCATGGCGCCAAACCGAGACACCTGCGACCGGAAGTCTTCGCGCTTATCCGTATAACGGGCAACAAATGCCGGGTGCATAATCGACATGACTTTGATTTCGCGCTGGTTGCCTTCGGCGTCGTACGCTTTAAACGGCAAGACACGCCCGCCCAGATTGGTAACGCTGCCGGTTACGCCCAAGACAGCCTTGGCAGCCTCGTTGCCCAGACACAAAATAAAGTCCGGCTGAACGATGCGGATTTCCTGCTGCAATAAAATGGCGCAGTCTTTCATCCACGCGGCCGGCACGGCTGTGAGTTCTTCCCCTTGCGGGCTGAATTTACAGGCCGCCGTGACGTACCATTTGCTGTACTCGGGTAGTTCAATGCCGGCTGCGTGCAGGGCTTGCTTGAGTTCCACCATGCCGGGGCCTGCCGTCATCCGCTCACGCTCATGCTCGTACTTGCCGGGAATCTTGCCGACGACCATGACCTTGGCGGGCTGAGGACCGAACTTTTCGATGGGCGTGTAGTCGGAGACAGTGCTCCAGATATGCCCCGGCATAAAGCGCGCGTCAATTTCTTTAGTCTTGAGCATGACGGGCATAACAAAGCCAGCCCGGTACAACGCATTGCGATAAAGTTCCGTCAGTTGGTGGCTTACCGGAACAACCTTTTTCTTTTTGACATCATTGACATCAATTTCGGCACCCAACGCAATAGCGTGGGCGACGAAATCAGGGCCAACGCCCGGCATGCCCGGAGCGGTAAAGTCCACCATCGGATACACATCCGCGGTGAACTCAGCGCTTTCGGTGTCGTGCAGCGAGCGAATAAGCCGGTGCGATAAATCCACAGACATACCTACCTCACAGTAAAAACGACAAATCGGCTGAAACGCCTACGGCATCCGCCGCGCTGGTCAGCATTTCGTGCAATTCCGGCCGGGTGTAATCCGCCGGGTCACGTGCATCTGGCAGCAGCACGGGTACGACATTTGCGCCGTACCGGCACAGTTGCTCAACACCAGAAGCCACGTAGCCCTCTACGTCAGCGTCATGGTCGAGCATGAGGAACACTGGCTTGCCCACCCACGTGGTCGCAATCGTCGTGCACTGCCAGTGCGACAACGTCTTGCCAAATAGGGCAACGGCTGGAGCGCCAAGCCGCCACACGCTCGGAACACCCTCGACGACCACTACCAGCGGTTGATGTACCGCGCGGTCGTGGTTGTAGAGGGCCAGACTCTTTTTCCCAGCCGTGTAATATTTGATGTCATTTTTCGACACCTGTCCGACTTTGCGCCCTTGGAACATGACCAACTTGTTATTCACTGTCACGGGCATGTAGACCCGACCGCGCATGATCCGGTACTTGTCGTTGGTGACCATGGTGCAGACGCCTACGCCAAAGTCACGGCTTAATGCCAGCGGGTCAAAACCGCGGTCGTGTAAATACAGCGCCGCGGGGTGGTCTTCCGGCAAAGAGTCAAATAACTCTATCGTGCCGGGAGGCTCGATTGCCGTAGACACCATCTCGGCCGGCGCAGCGAGCACCGGCGCTGCTTTTAGAAACCGACGCCCGTCACCGAAGATCATGTGCTCCAACTGGGCACGGACGCCGGGGCGTTTAATGCAGTTGTGTCGGTAACAAATCGCCAAGTACGTGTCCTGCCGCCGGCCACGCTCCTCGTCAATATCGGCGCCGTACGTGTGATTGATCCAGAGTTTGAAATTGGAGTCGTCACAGAACGGACAGCAAACAGTGTAGTACTCGCCCCATTGTGTGGAGTGCGTAATGGTGCGTCCCGGGTGGACGGGGTCTGTCATACGGCGGACCACGGCCGGCTCCCCGAGATTGGCGATGCTCACAGAGCCAAATTTGCGCTCAAGTAAACTGTACAACAGCGGGTTGAGCGGCCCAGTGCTGTGCGACGGTAGTTGCGCCGTCATTGCCATAGGGCCTCCTATAGGACGTCATCGCCAAATGTATCAATACCGCCCATGTCGGCACGGGCCGGCTTTTTACGGGGTGCGGAAGAAGAAACTTCACCGGGGGCGACAAACCCGGCCTCGCCTTTACGAATGATGCAGCGGGCAGCCTCGTCGGCCGTATACAGGTTATTTACGAGATTAATGCCCACCACGTGATCATCCATACGAATCAGACCAAACGGCGTACGCGGCACAGAGGCGCGGATCTTAGACCAGTTCACCGTGGACACCCGTGTGTTAATATCCCGCGTGTTAATACACAGGCACGAGTGCAAGTTCTCAGCAAACGCCTTTGAGCCCGACGCGTCGAGGTGCGTGACGTACCGGTATGAAGGAATCTTTTTGATATCTGTACCGGCCAACTGATGCGCCAGCAAGACCGTGCAGTTCATCGGCACGGCAATGCTCGTTCGCAGGTTATCGGGCAATTGTTGCAGCGGTCGCCAGATCTGCTCCATGTTCTTGGTGCTGCGATCTTTTGACAACTCGCGGTTTATCAACAAACCAGCGTAGTCAATAGCCACAAACCCGATTTCCATCTGCCGCGAGTCAGCCAGTCGTTCCAGCGCCGCGGCAACCTCAATGGCACCACCGCCGCCATAACCACCCGACGCGGAGTTCTCAGAGAAGTCCAAGAACACAAAATGGTCGTTTAGCCACGGCCGGGCGGCAGCCCAGCGCTCACGCTCGCCAAATACAATCTTGCCGTTTTTGTTCTCCGGCAATCGGCGGTCGTATTCTTTCAGGTTGTCTTTGTCAGAAAAGTCATCCCAAAACTTCGCGTTGCCGTCGAACAACTTGCGTTCGATCTGCGCGGCGGCTGACCAGAAAAGATGATTCATCTTTGCCGCGCCGTCTTCGTAGCAGATATAAATCGACAGTTTCTTCTCGCCGCGGGACGCAAAGTTCTGCGCCATGCGGACCGCCGTAGTTGCCAGAAGTGTCGTCTTACCGCCAGAGAACGGACCTAAGACGCCAACGATGTCACCACCGCGGAAACCGCCGATGTACTCGTCATAGATCGGCATCGACGTAGGAATTGGCGGCGGCGGCAATTCAATAGCCTCGCCGAACTCGGGCATCAGTGCCGCGTTCTCGATGTTCCGGCCGATGAACTCCACAGCCTGTGCGTCTTTGGCCCAACGGCTCAGCCGGGACTCTAAACCAGACGCCGGTGCAGAGTCAGCCGGACCCGCCAGCGTGGCACGAATCTGTTGCTGGATTACGCGAGCGTTCATAAACCGCCGCAGAATAGACTCGATAAAAGCCCGCTCGGCGCGCTGCTCTTTCAGGTCTAATTTCGGCGCAGTAAACGCCTCAGCAATCAGGCCGGGTTCCCGCTCTGTGCCGAACAAGAGATTCAGGTCATGCTGACCCAGCGGCATTGCGCCCACATCGCTCCACGCCCGCAACTCGGTCGTGAGCATCTCCTGCGTCAGCGCATTGTGCTTTTCAAATAAGTTCTTGATCGCGCTGAACAAGAAATAGAAAACAATCTCGCCCGCGCCGTTGAAGTTCTTTGGCGACAGGCCGGTGCGGATTGCGTCCTGCAGCAGATTTTTGTGTCGCAGGAACCCCCGCATCATCGTTTTGATTTCTTCGTGCGTAACGCTCACATCGTCTACAAGAAGCGCTCCGTCGCTCTTAGCCATTGTAATTCTCCCAGTGTTGTCGAATCTCTATCACCGCTGCTTTTAAATTGTCGGTAATCCACCAGTCTTCATTGTTCTCGGCAATCAACGCGTCGTACGCAGTTTGATTGACCTCGTAATCAATGGCGGCTGGCCATAAATACATTTCTATAGCGTCGTCGCACGCCCCCTCGGCAGCAAAGGCATGCCGAAAGAACGGGCTGGCTGACACGTAACTCTCATCGCACAAGACGTACAGCCGCTGATCGGCCTGCGACATGCCCAACGACGCGGTTGTTAAAAACCGGTCGCTGATTGTGCGCCCTGCGATGTCATACTGGTACGCCAACGTTTCCGGCAACATGGCCGCATAGCGCTGGTAGATAACCGGCGACCGACCAGAGTGCAAAAACGACGGCCGGATATCCGGTAGGCCAGACGTCATGGGATTGAGTTTTAATTCTGCCGCCGGAGAGAAGTGCGCGTGCACCCACATCCCCGGAATCGCATCGTACATTTGAGTGTGCTTGCGGATCTCTCCCCATACGCTGGTCCGCCGTACGCCGTAGTTGTCCTTGCCGCCGTCGTACATTGGGCGACGGCGAATTTGCTGCGGCGCATCCCAGTCGATGGCATTGTCTTTTAAATAGATGTACTGGTACCGAA